GTTCAATACGCCCGCAGTTGCTCATGTGCCCTCTGTGGGGTTTGCGGCCATTCTCGGGATCAATGTGATGAAGTGAAGGATTGGTGATGCTGGGCTTGAATGTCAAATCGAACTTCGATCAGATGACGCGGGGTTTGACTGCCGCTGCGCTTGCACAGGTTGCATTCGCGAAAGCACAAGCGTTGAACGCTGTCGGCAAGATGGTAATGCAGGCTGAGCAGCAGAATATTCGCAGCACGCTCAAGAATCCAAAGCCCTTTACACAAAACTCTCTTGGGATAAAGCGCGCAACGAAGAGCAATCCGGTGGTGGTGATCTTCATGAAAGACCTCACGGCCAAGTATTTGAAACCGTATGAAACTGGTGGAGTGCATGAGTTACCAGGGAAAGCGCTCCTCAACCCGAAAGACATCAAGCTCGATCAGTACGGGCAACTGCCAAAGACTGTCATGGCAAAGCTGCGTGCGCGCCCAGATATTTTCATTGGGCCGGTCAAGACAAAAGCAGGGATCGTCAACGGGGTTTGGCAACGCTATACCAACGTCAAGCGCGTGTCGCTGCTGAACAGTAAAGGAAAGCGTCTGCGGGGCTTGAACAAGGCTGTGACGGACGATAAGCCTGGCGGCCAGCTCAAGCTGCTGATTCGGTTTGGTGATGCGTTGCCCGTGAAGAAGTCGCTGAAGTATGGGATGACCGCCAAGAGCATCGTTGATACGAACTTGGCGAAAGAATTTGACAAGGCGCTGACGCAGGCCATAGCAACCGCGCGATGACAGCAAAGGGAGGGGCGATATGATGATTATTGCAGAAATGAAATATTCGACGGGTCCCTCCCGGGGGCCTGAGCAGCACGGGCATTGCGCACCGCGTTGTATCCCCAGCTATGGAATTTTGAAATTTGGGTAACAGGTAACAAATGGAGCTTCTAAAACAAGCTGGGTTTGCCACGCTCCACGGTGTCAGTCGAAAGACTGTGACGAAGTGGAAGGAGCGCGGCTGGCTTGTTTTTCGGGGCGACTTGGTCGATGTAGAAGCCTCAAATGCTCTCCTGAAAAAATACAGAACCGACATTCTGGAATCTGTTACCCACGGCACCGAGGGTAACAAGTCAGGTAACAAACAGGGTAACAAGCCGACGGCAGCTGCGGGTAACAAAAGCGCAGCGTTTCCCAGCCCTGAGCAGCGCGACGACGAGTCGCCCGAGGATGCTGCCGATCGCTATATAGAAGCACATGGCGCGCCGTGGGACCGAGAGGAAGCGAGGCGCATTAAGGAAAACTACCTTGCGCTCCTGAACCAACTTGAATATGAAGAGAAATCGGGGAAGCTGGTCGATCTGGCCGTCGCCGAGTCGGTGCTGTTCGAGCAAGCACGCGCAGCGCGCGATGCATGGATGAACTGGCCGTCTCGGGTCGGGCCGCTTCTGGCGGCGGACTTCGGCCTGGAGGCTGACCGCGTCACCGAATCCCTGACCGCCTATGTCCACAAGCAAGTCGCAGACCTTGGGGAGTCCAACGCAGATTTCCGGACCGAAAGCTGATCGTCTGCGGCGGAGCTTCCGCCAGGGGTGGACGCCGCCGCCGCGTATCAGTGTGCCGGACTGGGCCGATAGGTATCGGCAGCTGGCTCCAGAGGCGGGCAGCACATCCGGCGCATGGCGCACGGATACCGTGGAGATAGCTCGCGGCCCGATGCTGGCTGTTACAGAGCCAGGCGTCCATATCATCACCGCCATGGTGAGTACGCAGCTACTGAAGACTGCGTTGCTGGAGAACGTGTTTGGTTTCTTCGCGCATCTGGATCCGTGCCCGATGCTGCTTTTGCAGCCGAAAGAAGAGGCGGCACAGCAGTTCGCGAAAGAACGAATTGCGCCGTATATCAGGGTTACGCCTGTGCTGCGCGCGCTGGTGGGGACAAGTAAGACGCGCAACAAGGACGAAACGCTGCTCTACAAGGCCTTCCCAGGTGGATTCCTGGCATTGGCTGGCGCGGGCAGCCCTGACAACTTGGCGCGCCGCCCCATCCGGGTTCTGTTGTCCGATGAGGTCGATAAATATCCAGTAACCCGTGAGGGCGATCCAATCGCCCTGGCGGAAGAGCGCACAGCGACCTTCGGCGTGAACTGGTTGTCGATCCGGGCGTGCTCCCCGACGATCGAGGATGAAAGTCGTATCGAGGCCAGCTACAAGGACTCGGACATGCGCCGCGCATCCTTGGAATGTCCCCACTGTGGACATCGGATGTTTCCCGATTTCTTTAAGCATGTGGAGTGGGACAAGCGCTTAGATGATGCCGGAAACATCGTTGAACATCAGCCAAAGACGGCGCGTATCTACTGCGAATGCTGCGGCGTCCAGTGGTCTGAGGGCGACCGGCTCAAGGCCTTGAAGACAGCACGCTGGCACCAGACGAAGCCATTTGATTGTTGCGGTGCTCGTCATGTGCCTCTAATGGCGTATGACCAGAGCTGGAACGAGAAGGACGAAGGAAGCGTAGACGCCATTTGGGAATGGTGGGCAAGTGATCGCCATGCGGTTTACCGCGCGAAGTGCCCTGACTGTGGAGAAATGCCCGTCGATAACAGCCATGCAGGCTTTCAGGCCAGCAAGCTGTATTCGCCGTGGCAGAAAGACAAGCCGGCTGACATCGCTGGCAAATGGCTGAAGGCAAAAGGAGATCCCGACCGCGAGCAGGCCTGGTGGAACACCCAGATGGGGCTACCGCATAGGCCGCACGCTGGCAAAGAGTTGCAGCTGGATGCGCTGGTCGCCCGAACTGAAATCTGGGCGGCGGAAGTTCCAGATGGCGTTGGTGTCGTGACCGCTGGTGTGGACGTGCAGGATTATCGGGTCGAAATTGAAGTAGTCGGCTGGGGACGGAACGAGGAAAGTTGGTCGTTGGACACGCACGTAATCGATGGTGAGTTTGACTCGCCGGAGGTGCAGGCGCAGTTGGATAAGTACCTTGCAAGGATCTGGCGTCGGGCTGACCGGCGTGGTTTCGAGACTATGGCCACGTGTGTTGACTCGGGCGGTCACCATACCAACGCGGTGTACCAATTCTGCAAGGCGCGTCTGGGAAGGCGTGTCTGGGCGGTCAAAGGGGAATCGGCGCGCAACGGCGTGCGGAATCCGATTTGGCCTACGAAGCGCCCGAGCTCTCGCAACAAGGCGGCCTTCCGTCCGATCATCCTGGGTGTGAATGCTGCGAAGGACACGATCCGCAACCGCTTGCACCTGGAAGCAGCTGGTGCAGGTTACATGCACTTCCCGCATGACCGAGATATCGGTTATTTCGCACAACTGACATCTGAGCGATCGGTTGTGAAGGTTCAGGCCGGTCAGAAGTTCAGGGTTTGGGAATTGCCAAACGGGAAGGCCAATGAAGCGCTGGACATGCGTGTGTATGCCTACGCGGCCCTATGTGGCCTGCTTCATATTGGATTGAAACTTAACAAGCGAGTCGAGGCGATGCTGGAGCCGCCGCCAGTCGAGGAGGTCGTTGAGCTGCCACCAGTGGTAGCAGACGCGGCCGAGGCGAATGTCGTGCAGGTCGAGCAATCAGCCAAGAAATCTCTGGCCGCTAGGCTGGCATAGGAGAAGGAATGTCCATTACCACCAAGGTCGGTGCCGTGACCTTTACACACAACGCAGCGATGACCGGCGAAGTCGAGATTGAGCGCGCTGGACTTGCGGTCACGGTGCCGTTCGAAGCATTGACTAAGATCGTGGCCGACAAGGTGCGGCAACAGATGATCGAAGGGATTGAAGAGCTGAAGTCGCATGAAATCCTCGCTCTGGCTGCATCCAAAGCATCGAAGAGGGGGTAGGAATGTCGAACTACGACCCCGCGACCAGCGATCTTGCCAACGTGCCGATCGAGACATTGCGGCAGTGGCAGATCGACGCGCTGCAGGCGATGCATGAACTGAGCACCGGAAAGAAGCGCGTTACTGTTTCCTACAGTCAAGGGGATGGATCGCGAGCAGTCACGTATGCGCAGGCCAATATGGATGATCTGCGCGCGTGGCTGACAAAACTGAATGCACAACTAGGCCTCGGCAGTCGCCGCCGGCCAATGAGGACGATTTTTTAGATATGACCATTCTTGATGCATCGGGGCAGCCGCTTCGCCAGGCTAGCCAGGCACCCGCTCGTCCTTCCGCATCCCTGAATGGATCTGCGCCAAGCGTGTTTCCCTATGATGCTGCAAGTTGGCAGTCTCAGGAGATGGGAGACTGGTTGCCATGGATTCGATCTCCAGATTCGGAAATTAATCAATTCCGAGATCGGATGGTGGCGCGCCAGCGCGACTTGGTCCGGAATGACGGGCTGGCATCTGGTGGCATAACGCGGATTCTGGATAACACGGTTGGCGCTTCGCTGAAGCTCTCATCAATGCCAGATTATGCGGCATTACGCGCCTTGACTGGCATGAAGGGGTTTGATGCTCATTGGGCAGTCGAATTTCGTCGTGCAGCCGAGGCTTTATGGCGTGGCTACGCAGATGATTTGGGGCGCTATGGTGATGTAAGTCGTCAGCTGACAACATCGCAACAACTTCGCCTGGCACTCCGGCACAAGTTGGTAGACGGCGATGCCTTGATGATGGCGTATTGGCTGCCAGAGCGGATTGGAGTCGGGGGAGCGCGCTACGCCACATCGTGGCTAGTTGTGGATCCAGATCGGTTATCGAATCCCTTCCAGGCAATGGACAATCGGCACATGCGTGGCGGTGTTGAGATCGATGACTATGGTGTGCCGGTGGCCTACCACATCCGCAAGGCCGAACAGAATGACTGGTACAACGCGGTAGAGGCTAATACCTGGGAGCGCATTGAGCGCGAAGACCCGGATGGTTGGATGCGCGTGGTGCACGACTTCGAGCGTGATCGCGCTGGCCAGAACCGTGGTGTAGGTGTTTTTACATCAGTTCTGGCTCGTTTCAAGATGCTCTCGCGGTACTACGGGGTGGAGTTGCAGGCGGCCACGATTGCAGCCACGTTTGGCACCTATGTTAAGAGCCCATATGACCCCGGACTGGTTCAGGATGCGCTCTCTGGCGATGATGAGCTGAGTCAGTATCAGCAACTGCGGCTTGATTGGTCCAACGAGCGGCCCGCGATGCTGAATGGGGCGCGAATCCCTACGCTTGCACCCGGTGAGTCCATTGAACAAGTCGCTGCCGCGCACCCGCACAGTGGATTCAGCGAGTTCGTTCAAGAAATGCAGAGGTCGTTCGCCGCAGCAAGCGGCATGTCGGCAGAACAAATATCACAAGACTGGTCGCGCACTAACTATAGCTCGGCACGGGCAGCGCTGCTGGAAGCATGGAAGACGCTGACGCGCCGCTCGGCGGAGTTCAAAATCAACACCGCGACGCCTGTCTATGCCGGGGTGCTGCATGAAATGATGGATCGAGGCGATTTACCGTTGCCATTGGGTGCACCTAGCTTTCTGGAGGCCAGAACTGCCTATGCGAAGTGTGCATGGCTGGGAGTAGCACGCGGCTGGGTTGATCCTGTCAAGGAAAAGCAAGGAGCTATCCTCGGGATGGATGCTGGCCTCTCGACGCTGCAACGTGAATGCGCTGAGCAGGGGCTGGATTACGAAGAGGTCATCGAACAGAGGGCAATCGAGGCTCAGATGTTCAAAGAGAAGGGGCTGCCGCCGCCGCGCTGGTATGGCGACGATGCTGGCGGCGCGTCCAAACCTGAAGAAGGAGCACAACCAGAATGACAAACTTGCCATTTTTGGCGCAGCGCATGTTCAACACTCCGCTGGCGATAACACCTGGCAAGGCTGAAGTCGTCATGGCGGCGTTGGCGGACCGATTCGGAATTACTAGGCTGTTTCGTGTCGACGGCAATTCAATCGACCTTGCTGATGCAGCAGTTGCATCTCAGGTTATAGCTGGTGACTCATTCGGCGGACCGCGTGACAGCGACCGTCGTGGTTATGAGGTCATTGCGGGTGTGGCAGTCATCCCGGTGCAGGGAACCTTGGTACAGAAACTGGGTACTCTGAGGCCATTCTCAGGAATGACTGGTTACGACGGAATTCGCGCCAATCTCAGCATGGCATTGGAAGACGACGCAGTGCGCGCCATTGTGTTCGACATCGACAGCCCGGGCGGTGAGGTTGCGGGCTTGTTTGATTTGGTCGATGCCATGTATGACAGTCGCGGAACCAAGCAGATAGATGCCATCTTGAGCGAGTCGGCTTATTCCGCCGGGTATGCCATCGCTAGCGCTTGCGACAAGATCTACGTGCCTCGCACCGGTGGTACGGGCAGTGTGGGTGTGATTTGCATGCATGTCGATTTTTCTAAGGCGCTCACCGCCGCTGGAATCGCTGTCACGATGATCCACTACGGTGATCGCAAGGCAGATGGCCACAGCGAAATCCCGCTGACGAAGGAGGCGCTGTCGCGCTTTCAGGCTGATATCGACTCCATGGGTGAGCTTTTCGTTGATACGGTCGCGCGGAACCGTGGCATGAAGGCATCTGCAGTGCGAGCAACCCAGGCAACCACATATCTCGGCACCGCTGGTGTCGAAATTGGCTTTGCCGATGCTGTAATGGCACCGGACAAGGCATTTCAATCCCTGCTTTCAGAGCTGGACCAGTAGTCACTTCAAGAGGAAAACGCATGTCGAAATTAGCCAAAG